TTACCCATTATTTGGTCATACACTGAAGTAGAACCTGCAGGAACTAAAAGACCTGTGATTGTACCTGTTGCAGTAGCAGCAGTATTGTTCAATCCACCTCTCATAGTTGGGTCGTTTAGGTATTTCCAATCAGACTTGTAGAAATCGTAACCTCTACGGAATCCTGTGAAACCTAAGTTTAATGCCATATTCACATCATTGTCGAATAAACCGAAAGATGCAGATTGAGCAACACCACCTGAAGTATATCCGTTTAATGTAGCTAACATATTGTCGATGTCAAAAGACAATCCACGATTAACAAACACAACATTTTCTTCGATAGCTCCTTGCTTATCTAAACGAGAAACAATAGAATCCCAATCAGATAATGAAGTTGGTGTACCACCACCCCATACGTTACCTCTTTTGTTTACAACATAGAAGATACCTTCAGAACCACCGGCAGTACCACCTAAAGCAGTTAATGCACCTGAACCTGATTCAGCAGGAACTGCTTCAATCATTGCAGTCTCGATGTAGTCTTCAAAACGTAAACGAGTTTCGTGCTCTGATTTCAAATACCACAAGTAACCTGTAGCACCGTTCTCAGTAGTAACTTCAACCCATCCGATTTGAGCCATATCTGAACCGTTAACAGCATATTTATCTTTCAAGATAATAGGCTTGTTAGAGTAGATGTCATCTTCAGCTTCCAAAGAACCAACCATTCCGTTAGTACCTTTTTTGAACTCAGAACCATAAATGAATACAGTACAAGATGTATTAACAGCAAAAGCTTGTCCTGTTGCCTCGTAGTAAGCTACTGTAAAAGTAGTTGCTGTAGGAACCGCAGTAACGATTGCTTTGTTGTAAACACCTGATGTGTTGTTTTGAATCATTAAAGTTTGTCCAACTCTAATTGCGATGTAAGTAACACCTGAATCAGCTACTGTAAAAGTTGCTGTGTTAGCACTAATTGCTGCCGCAGAAGTACAACTTGTGTACTTAATGTGAAGACGACCTTGTTCTGCCCATTTGATTTGGTCAGAGTTAGAAGGCATCTCAGCACCTACCATTCTCAAGAATGATGCGATGGTTCTATTACCATATCTTTCAAATTCTTTCTCGTAAGTATCAGGAAGATACTGATTCAAGAAGTTGAAGTTAGTAATATAGTTTGTCTGTAACGCTACTTGCTCCGCTGCCGGTTGTAATGCATAAGTAGGGTTGTTTAATAAAGCACTTGCCATTTTAATTAATTTTTAAATTTATAATCTTTTTATACTGCGAATTTTTAGACCTTTACCTGAATCAGGATTCATCGCTTTTACCTGCATTACATCCGTTGACTTTGTAACTTGAGGAACTCTGTTCTCAGACATTTGAATATTTTTAATGCCTTTCATAGTACCCTCCGTTGCATCTGCTTGCCCTTGTTCGTAAAAGAACTTTGCAAACCTCTCAGGATTCATAGCTACAGCTAATGACCTATGATAACCTGACGCATCTTTAATTAACCCTTGCTCATCTAAAAACTTATTAATAAAGTTTGCAGGTGTGGCTTGAGCTTTCTTAAGTTCGTTGGCATCTCCGGGATTGAAAGTGATTCGTTTATCATTAACATTGAACTCAAAACCTTTGAACTCTCCGTTAAATACTTCATCAGATTTTTGGTTAAACCAATTTCTTTTTCTTTCATTCTCCTCATCAATAGTCTTCGCTTGCTTAGTATATTGCTTGTAGCTTTCATAAATTTCTTTTTCCTCATCAGGAACAAATGCGGTACTTGACTCAAGCGGCACTTTGTACTGTTCTTTTTGATTATTAAAAAATTTCTTTGCCTCAGCAACAGCCTTTTTCTTTGAGATTTTAACTCTCTTAATGTGTGATTCGTCATCAATATCTTCATCGTAACGATAATCATCCATTAAAGAATCAATATCCTCTTCGTCAAGTCCCTCTTGAGTGACTGACAAATAATTCTTAAGTAACTTTTCAGGGTCCATAGAATCAAAGTCTTTTTTAAGACTTAGAAAATCCTCGAATCCCCTTCCGGTTTCTTTTTTGTATTTCATATAAGCAGCAACATCTTCAGGTAAAGCCTCAGCTTCCTGTCTCTCTGTCATCAACTCATCAAATGAATTGATTTGCTTATTATATCTTTTTCCAATATACGAAAGAACTTGGTCATCATCTAACTCAGGAGCTTTGTACTCCTCTTTTTCAACAATAACATTTTCAATAACTTCTTCAACAACTTTTACTTCGGGAATCTCTTGACCCGGAAGTCTAACATTTTCAAATTGCTGTTCGTGTTTCTCAAGTAATTCTTGTTCAACTTGAGCGGTACCTTTTTCTTCTATACCATCTAATACTCTAACTTTTAATTCCATTTGATTTGATTTAATTTTTTACAAATTTATATAAAATTTTTGACATTATTAACGAGGCTCAAATTCAGCTAAATCAAACCCATCTAAACTGTCCTCATTAGACTCAAAATTTAATGGAGGAAGATTGTTTTTACGTTGGTCTATCAGCTTTGATTGCTCTGTATTTTGTTGGCTAATACGCTTAGCCTTAGCTACTTCTCTATCTTCTTCACGCTTACTCAATGTACCCATCTCCATTCCGTGAAGCCTTTCATTATACATAAATTCCTCTGCCATTAAATGTGATTTTAATTCAGCTTGAACCTGCATAATCTTAATATCATACTCAGCTTCCATTTGTTTTAACTGCATTTTCGTCTGCAATTCAGCTTGCATTTTCTGTATAGCTGCTTGTCCTGCCATCTGTTGAGACTGTAATTGTTGTTGAGCTTGCATAGCTTGTTTCTGCATCGCCATCTGCTCCTCACGGTCCTGCTTCTTAACTCGCTTCATCTTAAGCAACTGATTAGCAAGTTTAAGATTTTTAATCTCACGAATATCAATTGCATCTTCAAGATTAATATCTCCTTTAGATAATGCCATATTGATATTAGCTTCAAGCTGAGCTTTTTGTTCTTCATCAGGTGCAACTTCTATAAATATACCGAAGTCATAAATATAAAGGTCTGCTATATCATTTAAAATAGATACATTGTATTTACCTATTTGATTAATGAACTCATCTTTAAAATCAGAATACTCTAAAATATCTCCAATTCTATAAGTCAATGCTTCAGCCATTGAACGATAAATATATAAACCACCTTCAAGTATATGACGAGTAGCTGTATTTGAATTTAAAGCTGCTAATTTCTGCAAACCAACTAATGAATTAGGGTCAGGTGTTGAACCATCTCTTGCTTCATTAAGTCCCGTTACAGTTCTAATCATATCCATATAGTGATTATAATTAGCTATAAGCATTTGTGTCTTACCCGTTCCTGCATTAGAACTTAATTGAGTAATTGGTATTTTAGCATTATTAAAATCTCCATCTCCTGTAAAACTTCTACCAATAACAGAACCTGTTTGGAAGTATAGCCTTAAAGCATCTTCAGGATTATATGCAGCTCCATTACCTAAATCAACTTCATTAAGTCCATCGGCATCAATAAATACACCATCAGGCACAACACGATTAATTACTTGTTGTAATTTTAAATGTGTGATTTGAATAAGGTCAGCAAATGGTATCATTCTACGAACTGTAGATTCAATAGCTCCTTTGTACATACGTGGTGCTGATGCAATATAATTTGGTAATGCGTGTTGAGATGCTGATTTTGGTCTAACCATATTCTCAGACAATCTCCATTGTAAAAGTATATTAGTTCCCATAACCATAATTCCTTCATACCAAACATCAATAGTCTTTTCAATCTTTTCAAAATTACCCTCTTCCATCATTTCACTTGGAGGATTGAAAGTATCATCTTTTGCTATTAATCGAGAACCACCGTTCTCAAGAATTTTTTTCTTATAAACTATTTTCTTAGTAGTCTTGTAGTTAAAATACATTAACGTACAAGTATCTCTTGAGAATACACTGTTCTCATAAAATTGAGCTACATTAAAATAATCATACCAACCTTGACTGTATTGAGTGATTTCTTGTAAATCTTCGTTTGTAAGATTTTGGTCAATTTTCATTAACTCTGTAATTGCCATAGTTTTAATCTCTCCCCAATAGAAACAATCTCTAAAATAAGGGTCTTCAGTATAACTATATACTACATTTGCAGGGTCAACATAAGAAATCTTAACTCCTGTTCCTTGAAGAAACTCGTGCTTTGCTATAGATATGCCAAGTACGGTAGCATCGTAATCAAGTCTTTTACGAATATCATCATAATGATTTTCATCAAATACTGTATTAATAGCAGTTTCTTCTGCAATTTCTATCGCAGGTTTGTAATTAAGCTGCATATATAAAGATAATTCTTCATCTGTCTCAGGAAGTTTATCAGGGTCCATTGTAAAAGCATTAACTCCTGACTTTTCTTTTATGATTTGCAATTCAGGTTTTGCAAGCATCTGACCTTCAATCGAATCTTGATACTTGCTTCTTTTAGATTGAGACATAGCATCTTGTGCATATACCTTAACTTTAAATAATCTATCAGACATTCCGTTAACAACGATGTCAACGAACTTAGGAATGATTGGCACAGGAGTCCAATCTAAATTTAGATAGGATAAATCTCCATCAATAGCCAATTCATTTTTATATTTACCAACTGATTGCTCTCCCCTTGCATAAAGTCTAAGTCTGTGGAACTCTCTCCATTGACCATAATATCTGCAATTATTTCCATCCTTTCTAAACCACTCATACTGAATAGCTTGACCAACTTGTAGCCCAAATTGTTGAGATGCTTTTTCCGAATCAGTTGCTAACTGACTTGGAAAGGCTGACGATGTAATATCTATTGTTACGTTTTTCATTTAATTAATTGACTTGTTGAACCTTCATTAGAATACCTTGCGAAGTTAATACTTATTTTTGAATCTTTTTTCTCCGGCATATATAAATGCTTTTGATTTGCCATAATTGCTAATCCTGAACTAATAGATGCATCAAACTTTGTTCGGTCATTAATATCAAATTTAGCCCAATCCTCTAAGGTTCTCGTGAATGGCATTGTACCCATAACATCACTATCTCTATAGTCTGCTGTGAAATCTATTCCTACATATTTCTCTATGTATGATTCAATTGCAGATGCGTGAGACTGCTTTACATCTTCAGAAGAGTTAGGTATCCCTCCAAGTTCTCTTTCTGTTTTTGATAATTTGTTATATTGTTTATCAGGTCTATTTAGACAATACTGTCTATACCCTCTATTTTTAAAATGATAAAGCAATCGAGGTTTATTATTCTCAATTAGAATTGGCATACCATAAAACACACAAGCCATTAATACTTCCTCAAAGAATATCTCTGCGGTTTGTGGTCTTGCAATATACTCTAAAAAAAATTCATTTGAAGGAGCATCATCCATATTGAATTTAGTAAGTCCGTGTAAAGCACCATTAGAACCTCTTCCACCAACTACTGCTGATATATCATAACTATCGCAACCAAATGAACCAATGTGCTCATTTCCCGGACACTTCATACCATTTCTTGAGTGTACGTTATTTTGTAAATGTTTTGCAGGTGTCCAACTCACTTTAAACCTACCTCTTGAATCAGGAGTAAATATAACAGTAGTATCTTTCATACCATCTTTCCAATGAAAAGACCCACGAGTAATATAGTGCTCTTTTATTAAACTGTCGTTGTAATCAATCTGTTGATATATTTTTGTAAGATTAAATAGGGATTGTTTACTTTCATCTCTAAATGCGTGAGACTCTGTTCTTGGAAACTGTCTATAAAATTCATTTAGTGCATCAGCATCATTCTTAAGAGAGTCAACTTCATTTTGCCAATAGTCAATAGCCCCATCTTTAATCATCATATTATCTACTCCTAAAATAGGCTCTTCAGGTTTTGTAAATACAGGCATACCGTATTTATCTATAAACCCCTCCATATTCCATTCCATAGGAATAAATAAAGCATACAGTCCGCTTTTAGTTTGACCATTAGCATTACGCCTTGTAGTCATTGAATCCTCAAACATATCCTTATAGTTCTGACCACCTTTAGATAATGCATTTGATGTTGAACCCATCATACACTTACCAATGATTTTAGAACCTAAACGTAAACAAGTTTTAGTTACTCGCCAATTCTCTTTAATATTTTGAGGCTTGGTCCATTTTGCGCTCTCATCGTGAGCCAAGAACAATAATTTTTCCCCATCATACGAGTTGTCATCTGTATTCTTCCAATCTATTGATGTGTCTAATCCCTCAATAATATCAGACTCTGTATCAAACATATTCTTTTTAGTAATCTTAGATGCAGGTACACGGAAAGACAACTCTGTCTTTGGTTTATCCATACCATCCATAATTGGTTTAAAGAAGAAAGGAAGTCTGCTATTAATAGGAACTACTTTATCAGTAAACATCTTCTTAGCATCGGCTCCTGTTTTTGATAAGATACCAACCCTTGCATCTTTTGCAAGAGTTCCTACATTAATACATTCTGAAGAGGACATAAATGAGAATCCTGAACGTCTAATCTTTAGGTATATCATTCCAAAACTTCTTGCATCTGCTTTACACGCTTCCCAAAAAATCCAAAAGATTCTATTGGCTTCACGAAAGTCAGGATACCCAACATCAATACTTGACCATTGCAAATACATATAGTGAGAACCTGTAATATAAGTAGGAACTCCATTATTCATAAACCAAAAACCTGACTCTCTATAGTCAAACTCTTGCTCTATGTAATCAACCCACATATTCTTAAATTCAGCGGGCATTTCATTCCATTGAAAGATTGATTGTATTCTTGAAAGTTGTTTTGGTAAAGGTTCTCTTTCCCAATATTGTTTTGATTTTACAGAATCTCTCTTATAACAATCTTTAGGTGTTTTAGGTAGAGCAATGTAAATACCTGATATGTTAAGTATCTCCCCAATCTCTCCTGTCTTTGATATTACTATTACATCATATTGGTCGTTATAGCCATACAACCAAGACTTATTACTGTTTTTAGCAGTAATAGAACCTTTGGGTATGTAGTTTTCAGCTACAGAGTATATACTATTTTGACCTTCTTTCTGCAAATCCTTGTTTTGTATCATTTTTACTTCCTCCTTTTTCAGCCATATCTAAACTTTCTTTTTCAGATTCTATTCTATTAAGAATCTCGAAAGCGTCAAAGATAGCTAATTTCTTTGTAGCTGCAGCATTTTTTAGTTTATCAGCAGCCAAGTCATCTCCTTCCATATCAGGATTTAAGATTGATTCTTCAGCTACTTTTATAAGTTCTAATACTGCCTTATGTCCCGCAGCAATTATCTTTAATTTTGTTTCTCTATTTGTCATAACTTTATAGTTATTTGATGTTCGTACATACGATACAACTTCTCTCCATCAACAGTAAACTCGTATTCACTATCGGGAGTAAAACAAACAAAGTCATCTTTTTTAATTCCTTGACTGAGCAAGTATTCATTTGGATACACCATCTGCCCCATTAAAGGCTCTTCTTTTATAAATTTTTCTATATAATAATCTGTAGCAGAAATTGGTCTTACAAAGCAATACTTATCATAAGCATTCCAAGTGTCTCCTTTTTTATACATAAAGAATTGGTCTGTCTCTATAAAGAATAAGTCATCTTTGAAGAAACTCTTACCGCTTTTTTGACGACCTCTCATATCATTGTAATACTTAAATGCATTGTGATGCACAAGAAGTGTGTCTCCTATTGAGATAGGACCGGTGTACCCTACGGGAAGTTCGATAACTTCTGCATATCTATTAGAAAACTTATGGTCTTCCTCTGAGGTACTGACTATAAAATCAGTCCCGCCTATGTCTCTTGTATTATCGTAACGTTTCCCATTCATAGGCTTTGCTATAAAGTAGAATGGAGATTTCATTAAAAGTCTATATTAAATTCGATTGAAATTGGAATTGCAAAGGTAAACTCTTTCCACAAGACTACCTCTTCTTTTTTATTAATAATGTATATTAATACGTTTCCTGTTTCAGGTTGTCTTTTAATATGATGAATCTCATTTGAGTCTCCAAGTATTTTTTGACCAACTAAGTAATGCATAGCACCACTCTTGTAGTCAGGTCCGATTGATATTTTTCTTATATCCATTTGATTTCATTTAATTATTCTTCTTCAACAACTATATCAAATTCTATTTCGATATAATCGCCTAATTGTTTTGCTTCTTCTATTGATAATGTTTCATACCAACTTCCATCAGGACTTACTATTCTATATTTTATCAT